TATGTTACTACATTATTAAATAGTACAAAGCAATTAACTTCTGCAACATCTGAATTATTGCAGGCTCCATCAAAAATTATTGGATCTGTTACTTCGCCTAGCACATTATCGCAAACTGAAAAGAATTCTGTATTAAGTGGACTTTTCCCAGGATACTCACAATATGATAGTACCTCATATGGAAATGGAAGAATATAATTATGGCTGGAACAAATAGTAAATATACAACTGAAGAACAAGATAAATTATTAGAGGGTGAATCTACCGTTGGTGGTTGGACAGAACGACCATTAAACATTGGAACATATCCATATGTGACCGCTGTTACTACAGCTTCAGGTCACACAACAGTAAAAGATGATACTCCTGGTTCAGAAACAACAGCTGAGATTCATAGAACGGGAACATATACAGCTGTTCATCCTGATGGTTCAATGGTTACTAAAATCATTGGAACAAATTATGAAATTTACCAAAAAGGTAACAAAGTTTCAATTACGGGCGCCTGTGAAGTTACTATACACGGCAACACTTCTATTACGGTTAATGGTGACAAGACTGAAAAAATTACTGGTGACTACTATTTGGAAGTTCAAGGAAATTTCAAACAAGTTGTAAATAAACGATTAGTTCAAACTGCTAATGATATGGACCTGTCTGTTGGAACAACATCCGGTGTTATAAGAATGGCAGCTGGAAGCAGATTATCTTTACAGGGTGACCTTGATATTGATGGTGCAATTACATCTGAATCCATTACTTCACGAGGACAAATTACGGCGGGTACAGGTATTCACGCTGGTGTACCAACATCTTTAAATCCTATTGCTGGAATTTCTACTTTAGGTGGAATTTATTCTGGATTTCCAAACGCAGGAGAAACACCTGGTGTTATTGTGGGAACAACAAGTGTTCAAGCGCCACTTGTAACAGGTATTCAAGTTTTTGATGTGAGGGGTTCGATGGAAATTATAAGAGATATGTACGATGCTCATATTCATCCTACTCCAAAAGGACCTAGTGGTCCACCTATACCTTTAATGTAATGAGATTATTATGACAACTGCAAATAGTGTATTCGCTCGTTTAAATTATAGCTTTGATGATACAAAGTATGGTGATAGTATTTACTTAACGGATCAAACAAAGAAGTATTTGTCCCTTACACCACCAGAAGTTACAACTTGGCAACAAAATGATATTGCGGATGGTGTTGTTTCTAGAAGTAGGTACTATAAAAATCCAACAGCTAATGTATGCACAACATTATTGGCAAATGCCACATCAATTTACACATCAGCTAATAGTAACCCAGTAAATACATTTACACAAATTGGTGCAAGTAATGCTGCAATGGATTTAGCTAATACTACTCTATTATTCATCACAGAAATTAATGCATTCAAATCGCACACCGATAATATATCTGGATTAACAGTAGCGACTTCAGATAGTACAACGATTCCACATTATGATTCTGTGATTAGTATGGGCCAACAACTTCTGGTTTTGACCAATACTACAGATTCTATTTCCAATACAACACCAATGTTGGGTAATTTTACAAGCCTGTTTATCAGTAGTGAGTTGACGGCCAATAATTTAGTAATTTATACCGACAGACTTGCTATGGATGCTGCCAATTCAGGTGGAATTTCAAGTTTAACAGCTAACCAAATTAATACAATCATAACTCATGTACAGACTGCAAATAGTTTGATTGCGGTTAGACGAGCTCACGATTGGAATTTTTATGCAAAATCTAGACAGATTTTAGATGATTATTACTTTGTTAAGAATTTTACCAGTATGGGCAACACGACTACATACATGGTGAACAATTTAATTGGAACTGACCTTCTAAAGACAAATATTGCCAACACATAGAATAAATAGAACATGGCATCCTCAATAATCAATAGGCAGTATAGTGACTTGGATTTGAACTTTAATGTTCATCCGGTCAAAAAAGATATCAACAGATGGACAGATGAGCAAGCTGTCATTCATTCTGTTCGTAACCTGTTGGTTACCAATCATTATGAGAGGCCGTTTCAACCAGATTTGGGTTCCAACATTCGTAGAATGTTGTTTGAACCACTTGATAATATTACTGCATCAAATTTAGATAGAGAAATACGACAAACTATTGCCAATTTTGAACCTAGAGTTAGAATCACAACTCTACAAGTTGCACCACTTTATGATAAAAATTCATTTGGAATATACATGGAATTTGAAATTGTTAATAGAAGCGAACCAATAACAATAAGATTTTTGCTGCAACGGATAAGATAAAATGGCAAACCGTTTACGAGTTACCGAACTTGATTTTGACCAAATCAAAACAAACCTTAAAACATATTTAAAACAACAATCTCAATTTCAAGATTATGATTTTGAAGGTTCTGGATTAAATATTCTTCTTGAGGTTTTGGCATACAACACACATTACAACGCATATTACCTCAATATGGTTGCCAATGAATCATTCTTGGATACAGCTATTCTGAGAGATTCTGTGGTATCTCATGCTAAGATGTTGAATTATGTTCCTTATTCATACACATCACCTGTGGCAAAAATTAATGTAACAATAAATTCTGGAACAACAGTTCCGGCTGAACTTTCTATTCCAAAAGGTTATACTTTTCTATCAAACTTAATTGATGGCACTTCTTACAGTTTTGTAACACTTGATAATTATACTGTTACAAAATCAAATACATCTTTCTATTTTGAGAATGTTGAAATTTATGAAGGACAGTTGGTAACATATAATTATTCTTATACCAAAATTGATAATCCTAAATCTATATTCACAATTAATGATACTTCGGTAGATACTACCACAATAACTGTTATCGTTAAACCTAATGCAAGTAATACACAATCAACTCTGTATAGTAAAGTAACAGATATTTTAGATATCACATCAACCAGTGAGGTGTTCTTTTTACAAGAAGGCCGAAATGGTAACTATCAAATTTATTTTGGTGATGATGTTGTTGGTAAAAAATTACCAGATGGTGCTATTGTTTCTATAACATACTTGAAAACAAAAGGTGATTTGGCAAATAAAGCCAATGCTTTTATTGGTACACAAAACATTGGTGGTTATTCAACATTTACAATAGATACAGTTTCATCAGCAGCCGGCGGTTCTACAAATGAAAATGTAGATTCAATCAAGTATTCAGCTGCCGCACAGTATGCTACTCAGAATAGATTGGTAACTGTTAAAGATTATGAAGCATATATTAAAAGTAACTATCCTAGCGTAGACAGTTTATCCGTTTGGGGTGGTGAAGATGAAATACCAAAAGTGTTTGGTAAAGTTTACATTGCTTTGAAACCTAAGAGCGGTTACTACATTTCCGAAACAGAAAAGCAAAGAATCATTGACGAAATTATTAACCCAAAATCTATTGTTTCTGTTCAGGCTGAAATTAGAGACACACAATATTTGTATTTGATTATAGAAAATACTGTGCAATATGATACAAAGAAAACTTCTTTAGATGAACAAACATTAAAAAACAATATTAAACAAGCTGTTATAAATTACAAAACAACAAATTTGGATAAATTCAATTCAACATTTATTCAATCAAAGATGCAAGATAACATTGATAGTGTTGACGCTAATGCAATTGTTGGTTCTGAAACTATTGTTCGTTTACAAAGAAGGTTTACTCCAAAATTAAATGAGTCAGCAAGTTATACCATTAAGTATAATGTACCTCTACATCGTGGAACACTTACGAACAGGTTAACTTCAACCGCATTTACTGTAAATGATACCACAGGGGTTTCAAGGTATGCTTTATTTGAAGAAGCACCACAGTCATACACCGGTGTTTCAGATATTCAGATTACAAATCCAGGTTCTGGTTATGTAACAACACCAACAGTTACCATAAGTGGTGATGGTACTGGTGCAACAGCAGAAGCCGTGATTGTTAATTCAAAAATACAAAGTATCACTATCACAAATCGTGGTACAGACTACACTAGAGCTATTGTTACTATCACCGGCGGTAGTGGTTACGGTGCAGAAGCCGTTGCTGTTATTGATGGAAGAACAGGTACACTACGAACAATTTACTACGACTCATTAGCACAGAGACAGATTATCAATTCAAATGCTGGTACAATCGACTATAATAATGGTATCATAACTATTAATGATATTAGATTAACTTCTGTTGACTCGACTGATGGTTTGATTAGGTTAAATATTGAAGCAGAAAAGGGTATCATTCAGTCAACAAGAGATACTATTATTACCATAGATGTTGATGATCCAACTTCTATCTTAACAATACTAGAAAAAAAGACTAATACTTAATGACTGACCAAAAAACTTCTCTACTGGTTAGTAGTCAGTTACCGGAGTTTGTTCGTGAAGAACATCCAAATTTTATTGCTTTTATGGAAGCATATTATGAATATTTGGAGAACAAACAAGGTACAGAATTAAATGACTTGGTAACAAAATCAAAAGACCTTCGTTATGCTACCGATGTTGATTCTTCTATTGACGATTTTCAAGACAACTTTTTTGCCACATATGCATCTTTATTCCCACAGGATGTACAAGTTGATAGAGCTGTTTTACTTAAACACGTTTTGCCACTTTACTTGGCTAAAGGTAATGAGAAATCGTTTAAGTTGTTGTTCAGACTTCTTTATAATGAAGAACTGGAAATTCTACAACCAAAAACAAACATTCTTAGAGCATCAGATGGTAAATGGTTGGTTGAAAATGCATTTAAAATATCACAAACAGTTTATAGTAAACATACAGGTGATGCAACAACCAAAATATTTAAATTAGCTCAAGTAGTAGCATATGATGAGATTACCGTTTATGTTAATGGTGTAGTACAAACATCTGGTTACAATGTTCGTAAAGAATCGAGAAAATTAATTTTTAATACAGCACCAGCTTCTGGCGCTGGCATTGAAGTTTTGTATGACTCATTTGATTTTGACTTATTAAAAAATAGAAAGATAACCGGAACAACATCTGGTGCAACAGCCATTGTTGAGAGAGCATCACAAAAAACAAATAATGCTGTACCAACATTTGAATTATACATCAATAGTAAAACATTAGTTGGTACTTTTGGTAATGGTGAAAATGCTTTATTAGATATTATTGACCCTGACGATGGTTCTTTAATAAACATCAAAGTTTTAGGTCTGTCTAATTTGAGTGTTATATACATTATTAACGGTGGCGCAAGTTATAATGTTGGTGATCCAGTTCTTATATCAGGTGGATCATCAACAACATCAGCTGAAGCAATTATAACTGAGGTATTCTCTGGATTTATTAACAAAATTTCTGTACTACAAGGTGGTGCAGGTTTCAAAGTAGGTTCTAATGTTAATGTAGTTGGTTTGGCAGCTAATTCTGCAATCGTATTGGCTATTGATGGTGTTGATGTATCTGGCCAAAATACTGCAAATGTATTCACTGTTAATACAGATAGAATTTCAGACTTTGCAAGTGTCAATATTTCGAATTCGAATTACGGTTTCAGTTCAACTGTTATACCAAGTGGTGAAAATGCAAATACAAAATTGGTTGATGCATTTAGTTTCAGTACAATATCCAGTATTGGTGCTATTACTAATGTAGCAATTCTTTTTTCTAATACAGCATTCGCAACTGTGCCAACACTTGATGCTGACTCTGCACAATACCTTGCAAACACCACAACCCATTTTGTTTTAAGTTCTAGGTCTTTAGGTAGAATTCAAATCAATAACGGTGGTAATAATTATAAAGTTGGTGATGAGATATTATTCTATAATCAACCAATGACTTTTGGTATTGGTGCTGCGGCCGCTGTAACTGGTATATCATCAAATGGCGCAATTACAAAAGTTGAGTTGCAACCATCTAGAATTGTTGGTACAGCTAACACATATGGTAATGCAAATGTTATAGTTACTGGAACAAATACAAAGTTTCAGGAAGATTTGCGTGTTGGTGATTTGATTATGATTAATAATCAATCAAGGTACATCAATTCTATTTCTTCAAATACTTCATTCAATGTTAATGTTAACTTTACTTATGCCACAACAGATAAAAAAATTGGTGTTCATGGTAAACATTTGATTGGTGGTCAAAACTTTTATAGTGATAAATTACCAACATTAACTGTTTCATCAAAAACTGGTGCAAACGCCAACTTGTCAGTCATAGCTCTTATGGGTGATGGTGAAAATCTTTATGGATCTGCTGACCAGGCATTAGGTGCAATTCTAAAGATTCGTATAGTTAATTCTGGTGCAGGATACAAATACCCACCACAGATTGATTTGACTGGTTATGGTGATGGTAAAGCTACTGCAAATGCTAAAGTTGAATCAAGTTATATAACATTCCCAGGTCGTTGGCCAACTTCAGATAGTATTTTATCAGCATCAGAGCGTGTTGTACAGGGTCGTGAATATTATGTTGACTATGCATATGTTCTATCTTCATCTGTTGAGTTTAGTAAGTTTAAAGAGATATTCAAAAATCTAATTCATCCAGCTGGATTTGTGCAATACGCTGAGTATAAGATTGATGAAACTATTCTATCAAATGGTATTACTTCAAATGCTATAACAACCGGTTCAACAATTTCTGGTACTGTTAATGTGTACTCAGGAAGTATTGTTGTTACAGGTACCAATACACGATTCAATATTGCTAATACTAATAATATTCTAACAATCGGTTCACAGATTGCAGTTAACTCACAAATTAGAACAGTTAATAGTATCTATAGTAACGGAGTAGTAACCGTTTCTTCTGCATTTACGCAAACTGCAAATGACCAAACCCTCGTAATTGTCACATAAATAAAACTATGGCAACTTATTATACATCCAAAAAACTGTCGTTTAATAACGCAGAACAATTTAAAGAGTCATTCTCTGAACCAGAACCAGCAACTGTTGGTTATGTTTTCATTGGGAATAATGTTCCATATGCGAACGAATCTTCTCCAAACTCAATTGTAGATTCCACATCTGATGAAAAATCAGCATGGGATAATATGTTTGCAGCCAAGAGAATCACAGGTAATGATGTGGAAATGGTCATCCCTCGTGTAAACTGGACAACAAACGGTAAGTACAAACAATATGATGACAAAATTGCATTGGATGAGTTGTTGACAGCCAACACAACATTGAATGTTAATCCGATGTATGTTATTACAACCGATAGAAATGTTTACAAATGTTTATCAAATAATGCATCATCAAATTCTTCAGTACAACCTACTGGTGACTATACGAGCGCAAATGGTACAATTGTAACCGCTGATGGTTTTATTTGGAAGTATATGTACAATGTTAAACCATCAAACAAATTCTTAACTACAAATTGGGTTCCTGCACCTGTATCAACTAATAAATTGGACTATAATGTTAGTTCAACTGGACCTGTTGATGGTGAATTGACAACAATTATTGTAACTTCTGGTGGCACAGGATATGCCAATCCAACAATTTCAGCATCAGCTTTTGCATCTGGAGTAGGTTTCATAACTTTAGCAAATACTACAAATGTTGCTGCAAATATGTACATTACTGGAACTGGTATTGCAACAGGAACATTAGTTTCGTCTGTTAATGCTGTCACAAGTATAGTTACACTATCAACAGTCACAACTGGAAGTGGCGGTGGTACAGGAAATAATGTAAGTTTCACAACCAGAGTTTACATTCAAGGCGATGGAACTGGTGCTGAAGCTTCAGCCAATATTGCTAATAGTCAAATATCAAAAATAACAATTGATGTTACAGGTATAGGATACTCTTACGCCAACGCAACAATTTATGGTCCAGGTTCTGGTGCAACAACAAGATGTATTATGGGACCAAAGTTTGGACACGGATTCAATCCAGCTAAAGAATTGGATGCAACAAATGTTATGGTTGCAGAAAGAATTGGTGCTGTTGATGCTACTGAGTCAGGTTTAATTTCAATAGATACTTCATTTAGACAATATGGACTTCTAAGAGATCCGTATAAATATGGTAATATTTCAGCAGTAATAAGTTCTAACGCTAATACTGTAATTTCTCAGACAACCAATTTAACATTGGTAGCTGGTACAAATTTTACATTGAATGAGTTTGTTTATCAAGGCACTTCTGCTAACAATGCTTATTTTTACGGATTTGTTAATGCTCAATCTTCAAATGAAGTTAGATTGACTAAAGTTAGAGGTTCTGTTACTGTTGGTGGTACGTTAATTGGTGCTAATTCAGCTGTAACAAGAACCGTAGTAAAGGCTGCAACTCCGGAATTTCAACCATATACCGGTGATATAATGTATGCTGAGAATGTTCAAAAAATTACAAGAGCTGATGGCCAAGCCGAAAATGTTAAGTTTGTTATTAGATTCTAAGGAAAATGTTTAATGTCGTTAAATACCAACTTTAATGTCAACCCATACTATGACGATTTCGATGAAGATAAGAAATTTCTTCGTATGTTGTTTAAGCCTGGCTATGCTGTTCAAGCTCGTGAGTTAACACAACTCCAAACAATTCTACAAAATCAAGTCAAAAGATTTGGTAACAATATTTTCAAAAACGGTTCTTTAGTAACCGGTGGTCAAACATTCATTCAAGACGCTACATATCTTAAATTATCCACAGACTATGCTGGTTCAGCTGTTGTTGCTAATAATTTCACGGGTATGTCTATATTAGATTCAACAGGTACAAAGCGTGGTGAAGTTGTTGTAGTATATGATGCTGATGCCGGCACAGGTGACCCAAAAACACTTATGGTGAAACAGGTCTACGGCAATACATTTACAGCATTGGAAACAATTAGAACAGATGAAGCTGCACCAGTATATGCCAATATCGCAACATCAGGTGTAGGTACAGGACAAGTTTTCTCAGTTAATGAAGGTGTATTCTATTACGATGGTTTTTTCATTAAAAACGATGCACAAACAATTGCATTATCAAAGTATGACAACACATCAGCTAATGTAAGAATTGGTTTTGAAATTCAAGAATCGACTGTTGTTTATACACAAGACACATCATTGTTAGATCCTGCTCAAGATGCTTCGAATTTTCAAGCACCAGGTTCTGATCGTTATAAAATTAATTTGGTTCTAGCGTCAAGAAGTTTAACTTCAGTAGATGATACACAATTTATTGAATTGGCTCGTGTAGAAAGTGGTATATTAGTTTATGCAAACAAATATCCATTATATGCTATTTTAGAAGATACTCTTGCTCGTAGAACATACGATGAATCTGGTAATTATACCGTTCGTCCATTCAAGCTATCATTAGAAACAAGTGCAGCAAACACCGCTAAAGCCAATGTCACATTATCTCCAGGTAAGGCTTATGTTTATGGCTATGAGTTTGAAACAATTGCACCTACAACTATTACTGTTGACAAACCAAGAACAACTTCTTCAGTAAATAATAAAAGATTGTCTGCTGATTATGGTTACTATGTGTATTCAAATACACAATATGGATCATTTCCAATCAACAGTTTACAGACTATAGATTTACATTGCGTTGCTAATGCAAACATTAATGTAACAACAACAGGCGCAATTAGTAATACAAAGATTGGTACAGCGAGAGTTAAGACTATTGAATTTGAAACAGCTGCAAACACATCAAACTCAGCAACTTATATTTACCGTACATATCTGTTTGATGTTTCTGTAGGTACAATCAACGGCGGTAACTGTAATAACGGTATTGCTTCAACAAACACAACTTACCTACAATTAGCAAACACACTATCTGGTTCATTATTGTACTCAACAGTAGATAATGCCTATACTGGTGCTAAACTTAGAATTACAGCTGGTCCTGGTGTTGGTGAAACACCAAAGACTATTACGAACTACAAGGGTTCAACTCAGACCATTCAAATTTCACAACCATTTATTGCTAATGTCAATAGTGCATCAACATGGGCAATTGACTTTGGATTCCCACAAGTACAATCGTTAGCAATTACAAGTAGCACAACTCGTCTTGCAGCTGCTGATATTGATATTTCTTCTAAAGATCAAGCTACAACTTATCTTGACTCGATTATTTCAGATACAACTTTAGAGCCATTGATTTTCCCACTTGGTGAAGATTTCATTGCCAACAATACAATTGGTGATTTGTCATTCTCATACAGAAGGTTGTATGAATCACAGTCATTCTCATCATCAGTTTCACCAACACTTTCTGTTGGTACAGGAGAATCAGTTTCAGCAGCATCAAGTACTTCATCAAGAAATGAAAAATATCAAATTGCTGTAACTTCTGCTGGTACATCACCATATAAAGTTGGTCAATTAATTTCTGCTGATTTGTTTACTGTTGATACTGGTACTCGTAAAATTACAGTTACAAATGCAAACAATATGGTTGCTAACATTACAGGAACTATTGATACTTCAAATCCAAGTGCAAAAAGTAAAACTTATGTTGCTGCAAATACAACAATTCAGTCATCAAGCGGCACAAGTATTTTTGCAAACAACGGTGTGATTCTTTATGCATCACAAGGCCAGACTCACATCATGGCCAACACATTAATTAAGACAGTAGATACACCACAATCATTGTTCGTTTCTGATGTTATTGGTATTGTTTCTGTTTTAGATTTTAATGGTTACTCAATTACTACAGCTAATACTGCATATGCAACAGAAATCAAAACAAAATATGCATTAGACAATGGCCAAAGAGATTCATACTATGGCCATGCTGCAATCAAATTAATTCCAGGAAATACACCACCTACAGGACCGTTAGCTGTTCTGTATAATCGTTTCTCATCGTCTGGTGCTGGTTATTTTGATGTTGATTCATACAACGGGTACGATTACGGTTCTATACCTCAATACACTGCCAAGGCAACTGGGCAACTATACAACCTGCGTGATTGCCTAGACTTCAGGCCTGTCCGTGCGACACCAACGAGCACAGCGACAGCAAACACAGTCACATACGATGTTGACTCAACCACGACTGGTCCAAAGATTCCAGAGAACGGTTCTGATATACTTCTGGACTATCAATACTACTTACCAAGAATCGACAAAGTTGCCTTAAACAAGAATCGTACCTTTGAGGTAATCCAAGGTGTTCCTTCCCTGACACCAGTTGAACCAAAAGACAAAGACGGTTCAATGACCATGTATATTCTACATGAGCCAGCATATGTTGCCAATACTTCTAATATTTCAGTACAATATATTGACAACCGCCGTTTCACAATGAAAGATATTGGCACAATTTCTAAGCGTGTTGATAACTTGGAGTATTACACTTCACTATCATTGCTTGAACAATCTGCTGTCAACAAACAAGACTTAACAATATTAGATTCAACAAATTTACCTAGATTCAAGAATGGTATTTTGGTCGACTCATTTAACGGCCATTCTGTTGCTGATGTTTCTAATAGAGATTATAAAGCTTCAATTGATCCAAACATAAAAGAATTACGCCCATCGTTCAATATTTCTTCATCATTGTTGACGTTTGATGCTGCAAATTCTACAAATTATTTGCAAACTGGTCCAATCATTACTGCTAATTCATCACAAGTTGTATTTGTTGACCAAAATAAAGCATCAAGATCATTTAACATTAACCCATTTAATGTTATCAATTACTTGGGTAAAATTAATTTAGATCCACCTTCAGACATTTGGGTTGATACTTCTAAACGCCCAGATGTTCTTGTTAACCTACAAGGTGACAAAGATGCGTGGAATCTAATTTTAGCATCAACATACAATTATGAATGGGGTGATTGGTCAACATATTGGACCGGTCAAAGTGTTTCTGGTGGTGAGTGGGTGGGTCGAGGCCAAGTTGGTGGTGGCGCCGGTATTGCTGTATATGGTACACAAACCACTACCACAACATCTGCACAAACTCGTTCCGGCACAAAAACAACGGTTGTAGCTTCAACAATTACTCAGTCACTTGGCGACCGTGTTTTGGATGTTTCTATTATTCCTTACATGAGAAATCGTAACGTGTTGTTTACTGGTTCAAGTTTCAAACCAACATCAACATTATACGGATTCTTTGATAATGTTGATGTTAATAACAACATCGTCAGACTCAATAAGTTTACTTTAAACGCTAACAATCTACAATACCAAACACAAGTTGGTAATTTGGAATCTGTTACTGTTTACAATAATACAACAAGTACATCAAACGGTACAGCACTTATTGCATTGACTTCTAATACAGAAGCTTTCATCGTAAGTGTTAACCCATACACAGCATTTAATATTGCCAGCGCAAACTTAGTTGGTACGGTATCAGGTTCAAGTATTCGTATTAATGGTTATGACCATTATAATGGTAATGCAGCATCGGCCGCAGCAAATACAATTACCTTGAGAGTTGATGCAACTGGTGCAAATAATATTACAACATATGTTGGTTCTCCAATCTATATCGTTTCAGGTACAGGTTCAAACCAAAAGAGAACAATATCTGCATATAATTCAACAACAAGAGTTGCAACTGTTAATACAAACTGGACAACTGTTCCAGATTCAACTTCAATATATTCTATTGGTAACTTAACTACATCTTTATCTGGTGATGTGGCTGGACTGTTTTATATTCCAACTGGCCAATTCAGAGTTGGTGAAAAACACTTTAGATTAATTGATACTCCAAGTGGAGATGTAGCTTCATCATCAACTAATGGTGATGCTACATTTTTTGCACAAGGTCTATTAGAAAGAACAGAAAATACTATTATATCAACTACTGTTCCAACAATTCAACGTGTTGCAGTAAATGATAATCGTGTTGTAACATCAACTACATCAAGATCCGTTGTTGTTGGTTATTATGACCCACTTGCACAGACATTCTTGGTATCACAAAATGATTATCCAGATGGATTGTTTTTAAGCAAGGCTCGTTTCTGTTTCAAATCAAAAGATGCTTCACAACCAATTACATTGCAACTACGTTCTACGGTAAACGGATATCCATCATCATCCGTTGTTTTCCCATTTTCAACTGTGACATTAACACCGGATCAAATTAAAACATCCAGTTCACCTGATTTGGATAATGCAGACACATACACAGAATTCGTGTTTGATGCGCCAATCTATGTTCAACCAGGTGAATATGCATTTGTTTTGATGACTAACTCAAATGGATATGAAACATATGCAGCTGAGGTTGGTGCATTCGACACTGTAAGTAAACGACAAATTTCAGCACAACCTTATGGTGGATCATTCTTCTTATCACAAAATGGATCTACATGGGTCGCAGAACAAAATACTGATATGATGTTTAGAATGTACCGCCATTCATTCAATACTGGTGTTGTATCTGCCAAATTTAAAGTTGCAACTCCAAGTGCAAATACCCCATATGACTTGTTGCATTTAATGTCCTCAGAAGTTGTTCTTGGCAACACTAGCGTTAGATACACATTCAATTCTGAGAAAGCAACTGGCGGTATGGCCGGAGAATATTCAATTACTCCATTTACTGATTATCCAATGAATGATATTTCAGATCGTAGGGTGCTAAATCCTACAACAGGCAATTCTACACTAACTGTTACAGCTACAATGTATACTAACAGTTCTGTTATTTCACCATTTCTTGATTCATCTCGTTATGGTGTTATTGCTGTTGAAAACATTATTAACAATTTGCCATTAAGTAATTCTGATATTGTATTATCAAGTGGTGGTACTGCATACTCAACAAATGCAAATGCTGTTGTCACAATCACCGGTGGCGGTGGTTCTGGTGCAACCGCAGCTGCGGTTGTTTCAAGTAATGTTATCACCTCAATTTATTTGACAAGTAATGGTTCTGGTTACACAACATCACCAACAATCACTGTTGTTGATGCAAACACCACTCCAGGTACTGGTGTAACAGTAACATATAATGGTGAAGATAAGAAATCTGGCGGTAACGGAAGTGTTCGTTATATTACTCGCAAAGTAACATTAGCTGATGGTTTTGATTCTGGCGATCTTCGTATTTACTTGACAGCATATAAACCATCTGGATCAAATATTCTTGTTTATTATAAATTATTATCAACATCTGATACTGATGATTTTGATAATAAAGGATATCAATTGATGGCACAATTATCTAATTCTAATTTTGTGTCAACTAATTATAATGATTATCGTGAAATTGCATATGCTCCAGGTTACAATACTACTGCAAACAATTCCGTAAATTATGTTTCTGGTACAACGACATTTAACTCATTTAGAACATTTGCCATTAAAATTGTTATGACCGGCACATCAACAACTGATGTACCTAAGGTTCGTGACTTCCGTGCAATCGCTCTTCCAGCAGGTAATTAACTATGTACGCAAAAGTAACCGACCATGATAATTTGATCCGTGATATGACTTCCAAAGCGGTTCTAAATACAGATATGAATGGGCTTCAAGAGTACTATCAGAAGCGAGATATTGCAAAAAAAGAACAGTCTGAAAAGATTGAAACCAAACAACGATTAGCCAAGATAGAAGAAGAAATGTCTGAAATCAAAGACCTGTTGCGTGAAATTGCTCAAATCAGAGGCATCAAATAATGGCGATTACCCAACTAACGACCTCTAATACCTTTCAACAATGGTTGATTGCTACGCAAGATTTAATTGCAACCGCAAACACTTTGACGAATGGTAACGGTGCAACATT